TTTTTCATACAAGAATGTACAAGTTGTCTAAACTTGTATTATTACAACGAAGTTCATGATTGGGCAAACAGTAACTTTGTCACAAATAGAGAAGGCGATGCCATTGGATATACCACTCAACTAGCGGTACATCCGTATCTTAACGTATCAAACATCACACAAGAATATGTTGACGCTATTGCTCACACGCCAATGATAAATGTGATTGGGCGTAACTGGAAAGAAAATCCTACCAAAATAAAAATGTTTTTAACAGAAACAGAAAAATTTGATAAGTTTCGAGGACAGAATTGGAAAAAAACTTTTCCAGAAGTTGCTGAATTTTACCGCCGTTACTTGTGATTAAGCGTTTACCGCTTTGATAACAGCAAAGTTTAACACAATGGCTTCACCAAGTGGTCCAGCGTTCATGTTTCCAACTGAAATTCTACACGACCCGGCTGCCACAGCGTCTACTTGAACGTTATACGCACCAGCAGTTGCGCCAGAAGAAACACAAACATACACTACGTCGGTGGCAGCAATCACACTGTTGGTCAATGTAAAGCTGACTTCGGCAGCCGCAGACAATGCAGCATTGTTCATGGTAATTTGTCCACAGCGTTTGTTGAGTGTTACACCAGTTGATTTATTGGTGGCCTGTGTTACAGTGCCGCCGGTGCCGGTGCTGTATCCCACAGCAGATCCTGCGCTGCCTAGCAATGGGCGATTTAGATCGTAAACAGTCACAGTAGTACCGCCATCTGTGGTTGTGAATTGAAATTGATAAGTTCCAGTGGCGTCAAATGTAATTACATTTGAACTAATACCTTGAATGCCAATGATACCCAGAGTCACAGCAGCCGGCAATGTAACAGTGTAAGCTGTGTTGGTAATGTTAATGGCCAGCTGTACTATACCAGCACTGCCGCTGGTTGGAAAATTGCTAAAGTTTAAACTGATACTGCCAGTTGTGCTGACGTATTGATATTGTCCTGCAGAATAGTCCACATTGACTGAACCAGAAGTTGTGGTAATTGGCACATAGGTGTAGCTGACATCTTGCAATTTTACAGCATAAATGAGATTGTCGTTCATGTTGTTGTCAAGTGTGGCACCAGTTAGTGCAGATTTAAAAACTGCGTTGGTTTGTAATGCAGTTATTTCGTCTGCTGCATATTGAAAATTAGTGCTAGTGTTTGTGAAATTATCCCGAAACCCTTGTGTGTTGTTGGGAACGCCGGCTACTGGATAGTTTCCGTCGATGTTGTTAGGGTTAATTTGACTGGTCATTGCGAATCCTTGATTGTTATAGATATTTATTGCTAACCAGATTCTACTAAATAATCCAAAGGTCCCCGAGCAAATGCAAAAGAAAACTCGTAGCTTGTTAGAAGAATTGGATTCCATGTATGTGGAACGCGATCGTCGTCTAATAATTGAAAATAGAGCCAACAATGTGATAGAATCTGCTATTCGTTTGCTAGAGCAAATTGAATCAGAATACACTGCTGATCAGGCTGAAAATCTCACTAGAAAATTGCTCAATGCCATACGTCTTAAAGATTCCACAAAGTTTGCCAGATCTGTAAGGAGAACTCATGCAGATATATGAAATTACCAATTGCCGCCGCATGCAAGAAGCTTTTGCTCCTGGAGGCGTTGTTAAACAAACTGGTTCATTCTTGGGAGGCGTGGGGCAAAATCTAGCCAAAGCCATGATTCCTGCTGGTGGTAATACAGACGCTGCCCCCGGCGCCAGCGTTGCTCCAGGACAAGCAGGCGGTGCAGCCGCGGCTGCTTCAGCGCCTGCTGTGGCTGCGTTGGCCAAAACTCTGCAGGCACAGTGGTCAGACACAGTGACACAAATGATGCAACAGGCCAAAAATCCCGCAACTGGCCGAGCTGGAGTTCAAAGCATCAAGGACATTCAACCAATTGAAATAGAACGAGCCTTGGTTGAGTTGATAAACACTAACCTTCAAAGAATGAGCGGTCGAGCAGTTAGCGACTATAAAAATGCTGCCAGCCAAGTGGACCAGGATGCCAACCAAGGACAATTACGAAACATGGTTGGAGACATGAGCGCAAACATTGACAAGGCCATTGATGCAATGCTGATAACGGAACCCACTAGAACTAATGCAAACAAATTAGCTGACCTTTGGGGCAGCATTGCCAAAATGAGCTATGGTATTGCTAACGAAGTTGAATTCAACCCAGTCTCTGGAAAAGCCGCAGCAAACACAAACGCAACCACAGATCCAAATGCAGCTGACCCGCAGTTGGCACAGGCAGCGCAACGAGCTGGCCTTACAGCTCAACAACTGAGGATCACTACCAAAGTTCCTCAGCAACGTGATCCAGCCGTAAACAAGGTGCTGGCCAGTATGGGTCTGTTGCAAGGCGCACCACAGCAACAGCAAAAACAAATGGCCGTGGCTGAGGCAAAAAAATGAGACTACTAGAAGGCGGCAATGTATTCAAAGATGCTGATGGTAAACCACTTACTGGGCGTATCAATCAAAGCGATGTAGCAGCCACAGTGCAATGGCTGGAAGCCCTGACAGGCCTGCAATTCCCACGTGAACGTTGGCTGGGATCAACTGGCCGCAAGCCCACATCAGGCGACATGGACATGGCAGTGGATCTTAATGAAATATCCAAAGAACAATTGGCAGCAAAGCTGACACAATGGGCAACCAGTCACGGTGAAGATCCCAAAGCCTGGGTAAAGAAAAGCGGTGAAGTACACTTGCGTACACCCATTAACGGACGACCAGAAAATGGTTATGTGCAAACAGACTTCATGTTCTTTCCCAATCTGGATTGGGGACAGTTCTACTATGGTGGTGCAGATGATTCTGCCTACAAAGGCATGAACCGCAATGTGCTAATGAGTTCAATTGCCAAACAACAGGGACTCAAAGTGGGTGCCAATGGCATGTTCAGTCGCACCACAAACCAACTGGTAGATGGTGGCATGGATCCTGACTATGTTGCAAAAACTTTATTGGGACCACGTGCCACTAGAGAGAATCTTAAAAATGTTGAAAGCATTTATGCTGCTCTAGCTGGGGACAAAAATCGAGATGCCAAGCTGGCAGACTTCCGTGAATACCTGGGCCGTGAAGGCCTGCAAGAACCTGGAGCTGTGAATGAAAACACTGAAGTGAATTTTCTAGCCAAGTTGCGCGACAGAATTGTAAATCAAGGTATGACACCACTGATTGAAACAGAAACAGCCAACCCATATCAAATTTATGAAGCTGAAGAACCAGGCGTGGGTGGCCGGGCCAAAGGCATTGAACACCTGGAAGATCTTGTGTTTCGCAAAGGCTCACGTGGTGTGGATGAAGCATTGGCCATTATCCAGCATGCCGCAGATGCACCACAAAAGACCACCAGTGTAAAGTGGGACGGCAAGCCTGCTGTGATATTTGGGCGCAAGCCCGCCACAGGCGAGTTTGTGCTCACAGACGGTTCTGGCTTTGAAGCCAAAGGATACGATGGACTTGCTACTTCACCTAAAATGATGGCACAGATACAAAGCACACGCAAAGGTGAACGTGGTGAATTGGTTCAATTGTATGCTGACCTTTGGCCACAGTTAGAAGCGGCTGTGCCCACAAACTTCCGTGGCTATGTCAAAGGCGACTTGTTGTACTACCCCGAACAGCCATGGACAGAAGAAGCTGGTAATCTTGTGTTCAAGCCCAACACAGTGCAATATCGCATACCTGCCAAGAGCGCCCTGGGACAAAGAATTCGCAACAGCACCACAGGTATTGCCATGCACACCATGTATGCTGATCAAGGTGAACCCAAGCAACCACTCAGCAGAGTGTCATTTAACGAAGTGCCAGGATTGTTTTTGATTGAGCCAATTTATGGCAAAGGAATTGCACCGCAGGATCCTGCACAATCCAAAGGTCAGACTGCACTGATCAAACAAATCAAACAAATGCGCCGAAGCAAAGGTGCTGCCATTGATACTTTGTTTAATCCTGGCGAACTGCGTGCCATGCAAATCACAGACTTGGCCAAACTGTGTGTGGACTACATTAATTTTAGAATTGGATCAGGCAACTTTGACAACTTGTTAGCAGGGTTTGGTGAATGGTTGCAATCCAAAGTCACCCCAAGAAAATTTGCCAACATTATAGAATATCTAAAAAGCCCTGCATCAAACACAGAAGGTCTGGCCGCTGCATTTACTTTGTTTATTCTGTTACACGATTTAAAGCTGGACATCTTGCGTAACTTGGATTTGAAAGATCCCGGGCACGAAGGTTGGGTTATGGCCACGCCTGCAGGCTATGCCAAAGCAGTAAATCGCTTTGATTTCACTGCTAGAAATCGTGCCCAAAACAATCCGCAACAGGCATAATTTTTGCCAAAAGACTAAATAAAAGCAGGTCCACCAGGACCACTAACTTAAAGGAAATTTATCATGGCTTATCTTACCCCCGTAAATGGTGATGCACAACCGGTATTTGCACTAGACGTACAAAACGGTCCTATCGCTGCTTCTACAAGCACCAGTGGCGCTACTGCTACAGTTCAACCAGCTGGTCCTAAACTGGACTTTGTTCGTTTTGTTGCTAACAACAGCATGGCTACACAGTCAGGCGTGCAAGAATACGTTGCTAACGTTATTCAAGCACTGCAACAAACTTGCACAGTAGCTATGTATCAAGTTGACACAACTGCTTTGTCAATTGCTTACTACCCAACTGGCGCTTTTGCCAACGCTGCTACAGCATTGGCTGCTGCCAACATTACCTTCACTGGTTATCAGTTGGACAGTGCAACAGCTAACGGCTTCAAGTTGTCTGCATAATTTTTAGACTTGTTCTAAACCACCCCGGGATTAAAAACTCCGGGGTATTTTTTTGCCGTAAATATCACACGATGAAGTATATGTGCAAAACCCTTTTTGACTGCTCGCCTACTGGGATTACTGGGCATTTTCGCATAGGTCAAATTCCATTTGAAGATCAAGTTGGACAAGCAATCAACAGTGTGAACGACTGGAACAGAGCAAGAAATCAACAGCGAAACTTTGAAACACTGATTCAAATAATCAGTCTGCGCAGCCAACCAGAGCGCATTCAGGCACCGCGCTGTGACAAAGGTGTGTGGAGTTTTAGCTTTGAAGTTGAAGCAGAAAGCACATTTGGTATTTCAGGAAATCATGATCCTTTTGCGGCACTACATCAAGACTGCAATGGAGTGCCCATGCTAACTGGGCTAGACGAGCAGGAAGTTGTGGAAACAGTACTGCGCCCTGACCAGAACATTTGGTTTGAAACGGTAAATAACTGATTATGGCAGACACCACTGATATTGAAAAGAAAAGTCTCGAAGCCCACGTTGAACTGTGTGCCGAGCGATACAAAGCCCTGGAACTGCAAATCAGTTCAGTGCAAAAAGACATCGACGATGTCAAAGCAGTGGTCAAAGAAGTGCATG